CAAGATGATATAGACCATGATATAATTCAAAACTATAGTTCTGTTATAGTTGCGCCAATGAGAGTACATCAAGAAGAAAGTAAAACTATAACTACTGATAATCAAACAACGATTATATTTAATAATTTAGAATTTAGACCAGATTTTCCTGAACAAACACTTGGTAATTACACATATAATAAAGTGTCAGTATATTATAATGGTACAAAATTAACATATAACGCAGCATCTAATGGATTTTTAATAAATTATAATCATCCTAATGAAATATTTTTGGTAAATGTAACTACAGTTGTTGGTGGAATAGTTTTAGCAAAAACTGAAAGACACGCAGGAAAATACCAATTATTTAATACATATAGAAAATTTGTATTAATTCAGTTATATGTTGATGCGGCAGGATATGATGAAGATGGAACAACACAATTGGATTATGATTCTCCAAAATCATATTTAACAACGCTTGAAGGATTTTATGATTTTACAACCGATAACTATTACTTAACAACTGAAGGTTATGCATTAGTAAATGAATCTCAAGCAAATGCAATTACAGGACCAGTTGTTAGAGAAATTACAACAGAATTATATTCACAGTCACCAATTAAAATGGATTTATTCAGAAAAGTTAGATATTTGAATTTCAAATATCCATCTAATAACTTTATGTTAATAAAAAATATAATACCAAGATTAAAAAGAGTAACATTCTTACAAGGAGTTTAACAAATGAATTTGAAAAATATTTTTAATGCAATAACTCCTGAAAACATTAAAAATATCCCGCTAATTCAAACAGCGATGGATATTTTTATTGAAAATTTAGAAGAAAATTCATACATTTCTCAAGATATCAAAAAAATTTATGAATCAAAAAATGAAGAATTGAGATTAGCTTTAATTAAAACATATCTTAGCTCATTATATAATATATTAAATAAAGCTCAGAACAATCATATTCTTAGAGCAAAATTAGAATCAAACAGTTTATTAAATTCAGTACCAATTGAAAGTGACCTTATAAAAATCCTTAATGAAGAACATGTTATTACAAATAAGGCGTTTAAACAAAAACTTGGTACAAAAATCGGTGTAGAATATGCATATAATTTAGCAAAGTATTTAGAATCAGGTGAAACTGCTACAGATTTTCAAATGGATGAGGTAAAACCATTTCACTTTAATGTGTTTGGTTCAATTTTAAAAGAAACATATAATGAAATAACAAAGCCATTATCACATCCAATTGGATTTACATTTGATTATAACCAAGTAATTAAAGAAATTTTAATAGATCTATATGGTATTATTCAAAAATATAATTTTAATTCAATAGAAGTTAGATGTTTTATGACATATTCATTTGATGTTTTTACTCCAGATTCAGATGATACAAATGTCAAAGCAGATTTTCTTTCAAGAATTAATCCATTAACAAATGAAAAATTTACAGAAGCTCAATATTATGAACAAGTAAATGTTAACACCGATAAAATAGTACAGACATTTACAGAATATTCAGTTGATAAAAGAAATTATAAAAGCATATTATTTACAGATGGTACATATTTAGAACAATACACAAATCCAATTGATGTTAACTATATGTATTATTCAGATTATCTTAAAAAAGACTATGATAACTTAATAATGGATTATGCAAATCATTGTTCTTTATTTTTAGATTACGATTTAGATTTTGATTTTTCATATTATGATGAAACTGAATATATTGAAGAAATATCACATGTAACAGAAATTAAAGAAAATAATAATGGAAATGAAGACCAAAAATACTATAATTTGATATCTGGAGAATATGCATTTAATGTAGATGGTGATGAATATAGATTTGCACCCGGTATTGATGAATCAATGATGAACTATGATGATTATGAAAATCTTTACGGCGATATTAAAGAAAAATACTCAGTAATGATATCTGGTAAAACTAGTTATACAGGTACAATAAGTTGTGGTATAACAGATGATACAGGTGGTGAAATTTGGAATTACTTTATAAAACCTCAAATATATGGTGATTTTTATACATTATTCAATGTGTGGATGCTTAAAAGTGATTTTTATACATTAACAGCATCAATTACATTTGAAGGAGCAACAAAAACAACATATATTAAATCAAGTGGTTTAAATGATTTTGAAAATAATTTAAGAATTACTAGATTTATTAATAATGAGAATAACACATATACTTTAAGTGGCATAGGAATACAAAATACCAACTTAATAATTGAATTATATGCAGATGATATAACTGATAAAATATCAACAACAGCAACAATCGGTTCAAATGGTTTATTTGAAAAAATTATAGATGTTTCAACACTTTCTGGTAATATATATAAACTAAATGTTTATTTTGATAATGATAGTACAATATATTCTTACTTAGAAGGGGATAACTTTAAAATACCTTTAGCTGATTGTGTTTTAAATTTACAACCATTTAAATATGATTATGGCACACCTGATTATAATGGATTATTAGGATATACACCAATAGTATCAACAGAAGATATGAATGGTATAGATAGCCAATCTATATATGATTATAAAAAAATCGGCGAATTGACTGTAGATAATACATATGCAAATGAAGATAAAAATCTTACTCAATATATGATTGATAATTCATTTAATGATTTATCCGAAATACCAACTGATATAATAATTAATGATGGATATATTGATGGCACAGATTATGAAAAATGTTTTTCTAGTGATTTATTATTACAAGAAACATTTATAGATTACGGTAGAAAATTTTACCCAATTGATACATCTGATTTTATAGTTGTTACTAGTAATGAACATTGTAATGATTATTTTAATATTTTTGTCGTTGCTACGGCAGGAGCAGGTTATTATCTTTTCACAGATGAAATTGAAGGATTTGACTTCTATTTTTATACTAAAGATGGCTGGTATTTAACAACCAATGGATAATAAAATATAAATAAAACAAAAAAGGATTATAAAGTATGGCAACTAATGATGGATACTCACCATACCCAATTGGGCTTACAGCCGCAGAATCAGTGGCAGCATTAAAAAGAGCACATAATTTAGGTACAGAATTTCTTGGATACGTAAGATATAAAGAATCTACAACTCCTCCAACAGTTCTTGATACAAAGCAGGGAGACTTGTGGTATAACACCTCTTCAGGTACTTTATTTAGAGCATATTTAGAAGGAACTACTTTACTTTGGTTTGAGGTTTAATATGACAGACGTTATAAATTCATTAAGAGGTCATTTTAGTATTCAAGCTATAGATCTTAACAATAATATCATTGATGAATGGTCAGATAATAATATGATTATGGAAAATGCCAGATATACTATGTCAGAATTATTCGCAAATTTAGATGCAAGCACATTTATTAATAAATTTAAAATTGGTACAATGGGTCATATTGGTGATTCAATTATTACACCAAAAGGAACTGACCAAGGATTTGTTAAAGAACGTGATAGAATGTTTTCAGAAAGTAAAACATATACTATCGATACTTATATTTCAACATTAAGAAAAAATGATGTAATAAATGTACAAGGAACAACAGATTATTATGTTTATTTAGGTAACACTGTTGAAAATTATCTTTTATCTATTGCATCATTATCAAATACAAGTTTATTTACACATCTGGATAGTGAACCGTATTTGTATAATATTGGATTCATGTTACCAGGTACAAACTCATTAGTTGATGGTACATATGCTACAAATATAGTTGAAGATGACACTGGTTCAAATAGCTCAGTAAAAGTTCTACAATCGGCAAGTTCTGTTACATTTACTATTGATGTTGCTACAAATGCAGCAAATAAACAAGATATATCTACGTCGATTTTTACAGAGGCTTCATTATGGGCAAATGATAGAATTTTTGCCATGAAAACATTTAAAGCAAAAGTTAAAGATAGTACAGTTTTATTAAGAATTGTTTGGACAATCACATTTTAAGGATAGCACATGTTTGTAACATTAGAAGATTTTTTTAATAACTATAGAATTAAAAATCAACAACAACCAAATGAAACAGTTCTTAATAGAGGATTGATGCGTTTAAAAAGAGAGACTAGAGAATTAAAATCAATATTAGACATATTATTAAATGGTGATTTTGATACGTGGGATAGCAATAGAGTATATGAAAAAGATGAATATGTAAAATACAATGATCTAATATATAAATCAAGAATTTACACTAACTATAATAATACACCATTTAGAGAAGATTCCACGAATTGGGAAATTATAACTTTAGAATCATTGGGAACAGAAGGTAAAGGTAAATTTTTATCTAAAGAATTTACGGCAACTGAAGGTCAAACTGTGTTTGTATTACCATTTAATATGGATGGTACTCCTATGGTTTATGTTGAAGGAATTTTATTAGATTCAGATAAATATATAAAAACAGATAACATTACAATAACATTATCAATGCCGGCTAATGCTGGAGAAAAAGTAATTATCAGCAGTGGAGTTACTTATGAGACATCATTGGTATTACCAAGACAAAGTTTTACATCAACCGGACAAACCAATTTTGAATGTTCGTTTAATTTAAAATCACCATCAGTTTTTATTGATGGAATATTACAAAATGAATCTACATATACTTGGGCTAATCAGACATTAATTATGAATTCATCTGTTTCATCTGGAAAAATTGTAGTAGTTGCTAATGGTAATATTTTAGGTGATGAAATTTATAACATTCCACAAATTGATGATTTGCTTGATTTAAAAAGAAATATTTCTGATAGTTATAGTATTTCTGAAATTGACGCATTAATTGATGATAAATCAAGCATAACATATGTAGATGGTTTAATTGATGGATTAGAAACTGTAAAGGCAGATAAATCAACTACACTTAATGGATATGGAATTGATGATGCTTATACTAAGACAGAAATTGATGATCAGTTAAATTTAAAATTAGACTTGAGCGAATATTCAGATGAAAATATATTAACTAAAATTAAATCAATAGATGGTATAGGTTCAGGTCTTGATGCTGACTTAATTCAGGGTTTAACTCCAGATAAATTTATCAGAAGTGATGTATTTGATGAAAAACAAGGTAATCTTGAACTTTATAAAATTTTTGATGTAGATAAACGTAATACTATTGTTTTTGATATTGAAGATTTAGTATATCCTGGGATTTATGTTACATCATACAAACCTGCATCAGATTCATATGTTACAAATGAAGTTTATACTGATGGCAATACTGGTCACGTTATGGTTGTTAAAGAAGGATATTTTAAAGGCCAATGGGAACCTACGTTGAATGGAACATTTGGTATTACAGAATATTATCTTTATAATTGGGTTGTTACAGTTACTCCAACACTTATTGGTTATGAACACGATTATAATAAAGATTTTGGTAATGGTCATACCCCATTTACTGGGTTTGATAATACTTTAACCTGGAATGAAAATCAATCAGAATATCATTATGGTTATATTGAAGGTAATGTTGTTAAACTAGAATCTATCCATAGAAATGGAACATCAAGAATAGACATACCTGCTAGATATCACTTAATTGGTATTCTAAAAACATTTAGTTCATATGAACAAATTAATCAAATATAATAGAAATTAAAACTGGGCCTTGTGCCCGATATTAAGGAGAAATGATGGCATATAAATTAAAACCAAATTACCATTTTGCATCAGGCGCAGAAACTGGTATTGATAAAGTACCTCTTGGTAGATTTATTATAGTTGAAAGTTTTGGAAATGATAATGAAATTTTTTGGTTTAAGAAAGTAACAAATTTAATGACAGATTCTGATGGTAATAGTTTAGGAACATTAACATCTGCCAATACAATCAATGACGCTTATCAATATAACTGTCTTAAAAATGAATTCGACACTAAAAGAGATGTGGCAGATAGTTATTCTATTACAGAAATCCAAGCTATCCAATCTCTTTATAGAGAAATAAATGATAGTTATTCAATAACAGAATGTGATGGATCTTTTAGAAGAATTGAAGATAGTTATACTATTGTAGAAGTTGATGCAATGGTTAACGAAAAGCAGAAAAAATTTATAACTAGCCCATTATCATCAAAAGGTAAAATCGGTGATAAATTAGGTGATGTAGCAATGGATAAATTTCATATATATTATTGCTATGAAGATTATACCAATGGACAATTTGACATTTGGTCAAGAATAGCTCTAGAAAATACTGCAACTTGGTAATTCCAGTTGTAGTATAAAAATACTCAACAATAAACAAAAATTAATCAATATTTAAACATTATTTTGATATAATATAATAAATATATCAAAATCTACTCAAAGGAAATGTATGGGCTCAAGCTCACAAAAAATAATCCAGGTTAATAATTTAGTCACAGAAAAAACAAAAGAAAAAATATTTTTTGGTGAATATTCAGGTTTTCAACGATACGATAATCCAAAATATAAATTTGCAGTTATCCAAGAAGAAAAACAACGTAATGCATTCTGGAATCCAAATGAAATTTCAATGGTTAATGACGCCCATAAATTTTTTGAATTACCAACACCAATGCAAGAGGTTATGATTAGAATTTGGTTGTTTCAAACACTTATGGATAGTGGGCAAAATTCAGGACTCGAAGGAATTTTGGCTGAACTTTGTACAAATCCTGAATTTGAGGCAATGTTTAAATCTTGGGGATATTTTGAATTAATCCACTCTTTAAGTTATTCTCATCTTTTAAGAGGTATTTTTTCAGATGCATCAGTAATTTTTGATAAGATTAAAGATTACCCAGAAATTCAACACCGTATTGACAAGGAAATTGATTTATATTCACGTGTTAAGAATATTAATAGTTTACCTACAATTGAAGAAAAGAAAAAACTTATCCTTGAATTACTTGTAGCAGTTTTTGCACTTGAAGGAATAAAATTCTATATTTCATTTCTTGTAACATATGTTATTAATAATGCATATAATAACAAAATCCAAGGTGCAACAAGAATCATTAAACTTATTAACTTTGATGAAGATATTCATACTAGTATGGGTAATGGATTACTTAATATATTAGCCAAAGAAAAAGATGAAGGTTTTAGTGAAATAATGTCATCTGATTGGTATAAAGACATGGTTAAAAATACTTTTATGTCAGTATATGAAGATGAATTATCGTGGGCAGAATACTTGTTATCATTGGGTGATATACCTACATTAACTAAACCAGTTCTTGACCAATTCTTAAAGTATTATGTAGATTTAAGAAGTACTCAATTAGGCCAACCTAAACTTTTTAATCAAGAAAAGACAGATGTTGTACAATGGTTTGAGATTTATAAAGATTTAAATAAAGATAATGCGGCACTTCAAGAATCAGACTTGGCTGTATATAGTATTGGAATTCTAAAAAATGACATTCCAGAAGGACCAATGAATTTTGAATAGATATAATAGTAAAAGAGGATATAATGAGTAAGAAACAAAAATGGAAAAAATTATCTTTAAATGATTTAGCACACGCTGTTCAGGAAAAGAAAAAGATTGATATTTCTAATATTAATCAAATGAGTGCAAATAAAATTACTATTATCAAGAGAGATGGTAGAAAAGAACCATTTTCTCCTGAAAAATTAAGAAATGTGGCATTATATGCAACTGAGCATAACATATTTATGGCAGATGAACTGATTAGAGACACTGAAATTAAATTACATAAAGAAATTCATATTAAAGATATGTTTCAACAACTTATAATTACATCTGTTAATAAAATTTCAATGCTACAGCCAATTTGGGAAGATGTAGCTGCTAAATTACAATTGCTTTCAATATATAAAGAATCATATAATATTTCTAAAATATATGAATACCTTCATCTAGCTGATATATTAATTAAAGGGATGGAACATAAAATTTATGACAGAAAATCTGTTATAAAATATAGTTCTGATGAGATAGAACAACTTAATAAGTCAATAGTTCCTGAAAGGGATTACCTATTTAATTACAAAGGTCTTGTTACTTTCTTTGATAAGAATTGTTTAAATTATAGTAAAACCAAAAAATTAGAACTACCTCAACATACATATATGAGGGTAGCTATGGCCTTAATGATTAATGAGAATGACAGAATAAAAAGAATAATTGAACTTTATGATGCAATTAGTAAACATGAATATACATTAGCAACACCCATTATGCTAAATGCATTGACACCGGGGCAACAATTGAGTTCTTGCGTACTAAATACTCTTGATGATGATTCACATAGTATTTTAGATACTGGTAAAAATTTAGGAATTTATTCTAAATTTAAAGGTGGTACTGCATTAGATATTTCAGCATTGAGAGCAAAAGGTGGATATATTGAAGGTACACAGGGTTATTCAAGTGGTCCAGTACCTTTTATGAAATTTTATGAAAGTATTATGAAAGCATGGAACCAAGGTGGTAAAAGACCTGGTGCTTTAGCAATTTATTTCAATTGGTGGCATTTAGATGTAATGGATATTCTATCATTAAAATCTAATGGCGGAACAGATGAAAATAGAGCAAGAGGACTACAATATGCTATTAAGTTAAATCAATACTTTTTAGATGCAGTAAAAAATGATGATGAAGTTACATTATTCGATCCTAAAGATTGTTCTGATTTACTAGGTAAATTTGGAAAAACATTTAATGATAAGTACGATCATTATTTAAATAAAACAAATGTCAGAAGAAAGAAAGTAAAAGCTAGAGATCTTTGGGAAAAGATTATGAAAGAAAGATCTGAAACAGGTAACATATATTTGTTTCACGAAGAAAATGTAAATGAAACAACTATGCTGAATAGATACATTGGAAGTTCTAATTTGTGTACAGAAATAGTTCTTCCTAGTAGAGCAAGTAAAGCAATCAATGAAGAATTAGTTGTTATGGAACAAGGTGAAAAAAGAATTATTAAAAGATATAAAGCTGGCGAAATTGCTCTTTGTAATTTAAGTTCTATTAATCTTGAAAAATGGTTTTATATGAATGAAGACCAAAAATGGGCACTTATTAGAACATTGGTTAGAGCACTTGATAATACAGTTGATGTTGCCAATTATCCAGTTAAAGAAGGTAAAAATTCAAATCTAATGTATCGTTATTTAGGTATTGGCGGACTTAACCAAACAAATTACCTTGCATTGAAAAAAATTGTAGTTGATAGTCAAGAATCTGCTGAAGAACAAGATAAATTATGGGATGAAATTTCTTATATGATTATTTCTGTAAGTTGTGAATTGGCTGTTGAAAAAGGTAAGTTTGAAAAGTTCTATGAAACAGAATGGGCAAAAGGTATTTTACCAATTCATAAAGCAAATGAAAATGCTGTAGCACTAACTAAATATGAACCTGATATGGAAAAATGGAATAAACTTGCTGAAAGAGTTAAAACATTTGGTATTAGAAATGCTCAATTGATGGCTGTAGCGCCGACCGCAACTTCAGGTAAGGGAATTAATGCGATTGAAAGTACAGAACCTATTTCAAATTTCTTTTACAAAGAAGAAGGTACAATTACTGTTCCTACGGTTGTTCCGAATTTTAGAAAAAATAACCAGTATTATAAACCAGCATTTGAATGCGACCAATATGCATTATTAAAAAATGCAGCAATTAGACAAAAATGGATAGACCAATCACAATCGGTTAATGTTTATATTACTAGACCTGACTCATTATTAGAATTAACTAAATTACATTTTTATTTCTTTAATCTAGGTGGAAAGACCCTTTATTATTTGAAGCAACAAAAAGAAGGTGATGAATATGTATGTGAAAGCTGCACTTAATTAAATAATTTAAACTTAGTTTAAACTTGTTTTGATATAATTATAATATAAAAAATCAAAACAAGGATAAACAAAATGTCAAGATATACATTTACTCAACCAAAAACAAAATTAAGAACTGCTGATTATGTACATTATTTAAAAATGGTACAACTAAACAAAAATGGTTTAAAATGGGGTTCACGACAAGTACGCTATTATAATATGACATTTCAAGCATTACGTGAAGCTGGTTTAATTTCTTATTCTAAAGGTTTTGAATTGACTCAAATGGGTGCTGAATATTTAAGATATGTTGAATTCTCAAATAAACCAAGAAAAGAAGTTTTAAAATCTATATTAAAAGGACTATGATGAACAATAAAATTTTTGTTAAGCAATTAGCTGAACAAGTATATATGTTGAATGATTCGGTTATCTTATTTAATTTTAATCAAACTGATGATGAAGTTACATACGATATTGATTATAATTCTGATAAATTTACTCAACAAGAAGCAGAAGATTTGGCTGCTCAATTCATTAATGAAGTAATTGAGTACAGTTTGCATGAAAACTTAAATTAAAGGCGTTAAATGATAACAAATATGGAGTTTATGGAAGATAAAAGCATTAGGTTTAATGATTGTTTGAGTGTTTCAAATCTTGTTATGGAAGATAATAATTTATTATATGATTTGGAATATGATGAAACTATTATAACTGAACAAGAAGCAAAAGAAATGTCAGAAAGTTGTATTTTAGAAATGCTCGATAATATAACAAAACCATTAAAGGAAAATGCCTGTGATTACAACAGTAAACAAAATTAAAGAAGGTATGTATGTACTCAATGAGAGTGTAGTTATTCATAATTTTGATTTTGAGGAAGACCAAATTTCTTATTCTATTGATTACGATGAGAATACAATGTCCGAACAAGAGGCATTTAAATTATGTGATGAATTCATTGGTTCAGCACTTTCTTCATATATTGAAGAATTAAAATAAAAGAAGGATTGATAAATGTTTTTAAGTAAGGATTATATTTTATCTAATGAATTGGTTAAAAAAATGAATATTCATATTGCGAATATTTCAATGTTAAAACAAAGAATTGAAAATTCAGATAACTACAATGATATATTAAAAATGAATAATTGCACCTTCATTAATACAAAATCTTTGTATTTACCAAAAAATATTAGAGAAGGAATTTCTGCCAATAAATTTACAGATATGTCAAATAAATTACCTTGTACATTTGTAAGAACAGAATATGGAATTACTGAAAAAGAATTGATGGCATCAGGAATAATCAAAGAAAAAGTAGAAGTTTGCGATAAAGATTTTTATGTTTTTACTGATGAATTTATTGAAAAAACAAAAGGAACAGTTATTAATATTCTTGAGGAAGAAGATGCATTAGATTCTTACAATGATGGCTCAATTGATGGTTATATTAAATTAAGCAAAAATAAGTATATTACTTGGTATAAGGTGTGGTAAATGGCATATTATGAATATAAATGTAAAAACGAAAAATGTAAGGAATATGATATATCTAAAGAAGTAAATATTCCAATTAGTGAATATAGTGAAGATAAATTACCTATTTGTGAAAGATGTGGAGAAAAAACGCAACGAGTATATAATATAGCTGGTCATCAGACTTTTAGCGATGGTTATAAAGGTTAACTATTGGAAAATTCTATAAGTATATATTCAATTCAAAAATTTAAAGAGATGATATCTCAATTGGCTGTAGAAAGTCTTGAAGAAAAAGGTTTTAATTTTGAAAAATATCTAAAAGGTTGTAGAGAATGCGGTTGTACATATTCTGATTTGAATTATGATGATTTTAAACATTTATTTTTTATAATATCGACAGCCTGTTATAATAAAGGATTAAATGATGGGCAACAAATGGAATAATAGATATCTTAATGTAGCAAAAGAAGTTGCTTCTTGGAGTAAAGATCCTTCTAGAAAAATCGGAGCAGTAATTGTTGGTAATAAAGGACAAATTATTTCACAAGGATATAATGGGTTTCCTAGAGGAATTTCAGATAAGCCTGAAAGATATAATAATAGAGAATTAAAATACAAATATGTAGTTCATGCTGAAATGAATGCAATTTATAATGCAATACACAGTGGTGCAAGTACAGATGGTGCAACAATTTATGTTACAGGATTACCGGTATGTCATGAATGCGCAAAGGCTGTTATTCAAACAGGAATTAAGAAAGTTATTATGGACACAAAACCGCACGATAATTGGACAGAGTCAGGACAAATGGCAATTGATATGTTTAGAGAATCTGGTGTTGAATTTATATTTTTGGAAAATGAATGATTATTGCTATTGATTATGATAATACATTTAGTACATTTCCGAAGCAATTTACAAAATTAAGAAAGTCATTTCAAAAAGAAGGGCATAAAGTTTTTATAGTTACTGCTAGAAATGAACATTTAGAACCGATTCCTGAAAAACATACAGAAGGTTTTGATTTGATTTTCTATACAAATGGCAAAGCAAAAGCTACAATAGTACGAGCTGATATTTGGATTGATGATTCTCCTGTTACATTGTGTTGTGATTTTATCCCAGGTGCAGCTCATGCACAACCTTCTAAGGCCATCCACCAAGGATATAAAGATACACATATACTTTGGAACTGGGAAGATGATAAATTTGTTAGTTATATATCAAAGAAATTTATACCAAAAAGAGAGAAAGATGAATAATATAATTTTGATAAATGGAAAGAAAAGGAGTGGGAAAGATTATTTCGCGGCTGAGCTTCAAAAACAGTTATATGATAATAATAAAACGTCAGCTGTAATAGCCTTCGCAGATCCTATCAAGGAAATGGTTGCTACATTATTTAACATATCATTATCAGATTTGGACGCGTATAAAAATAACACAGATGAATACGGATACGCAATTCAAGCATACCCAAATAATCAACCGCTGCGTAATATCCAGTATGGAGATTTTAGAACAATACTTCAAAGATTCGGTACAGAAACATTAAAACCTTGGTTTGGTGAAGATGTTTGGGTTAAACTTTTACAAAACAAATCACAAGAACTAAATGTAGATTATATCATCGTTCCTGACTTTAGATTTTTTTGTGAAGAAATAAGTGATTGTACTATTCATATTAAAAATGATAATTGTACCTCAAATGATAGTCATAGATCTGAAACTGAATTAGAACAATTTGGATTTGAGTTTAAATACACGATTGATAATACAGGTTATCCTGATATTACCAATGATGTTAAGACAATA